ACATCGTCATGGACACCGGTCCCGGCTATGAGACCAAGCGCGAGGAGGGGGCGGAGAATCTCTTGAGCCTGCTCTCGATCCCCGCGCTCGCCGAATTGATCGCGAAGCAGGGCCCGGACCTGGTGTTCCGCTCGATCGATCATCCCTACATGCAGGAGCTCGCCGACCGGCTGATGGCGCAAACGCCGGAAGGATTGAAAAAGGTGATTGAGGGATTGCCGGCGCGTGCAAAAGCACTCGTGCAGTCGTTGGGCAATCAGGTGCAGCAGCTGCAACAGGCGCTACAAACCGCGCAAGCGGATTTGAAGCAGGGCATCACCAAGGCGCACTTGGCGGCGACCGTCAAAGCGCACGATGTGGAGGAGTCGAACAAGACGAAGCGCGCCGATACCGAAAGCCGCGAGCGCACGCAACTCACCGCGACGCAGATGAAAGTGCACGGCGAGCTTGCGCGTGCGGAGATCGCGGCCGCCGGTAAGATCTTGGACACCCACGCCCAAGCCGGGCACGATGAACGCGCGGCGGACCGGCTGGTTGAATCCGGCGAGCGCGCGGAGACTTGAAGATTTCGTTGTTCTCAAACCAACCCACAAGGGGAATTCCATGAGCATTGCAGGCGTCTCTTTACCGATTGTTGAATTGACCATCCCGCTGCCGAAGGTCCGCAAGGACGGGACGGAGCTCGCGTTAGGGGACATCCAAAGCATCACCATCTTGCGCGATGCCGCGACCTTGACGACGCTCCCGGGCCCCTTTTCCGGCGACACGGTGAACTTCACCGATCCTTCACCGGCGACCGGCACCGATCTCTACAGCTACTTCGCCACCGATACGGCGGGCTTGGCGGGTGAGCGCAGCGCACCCGTTGCGATCACCGTCACCGGGTTACCCCCGAAGTCCCCCCCGGCGGCGGGTACCTTGAAGGCGGTCGCGAAGGCCGCGCCTTCGGACCCGGCTGCGGTGGCAAACCGCCCACATGAGGAAGCGCTGAGCCCCTACTCAGCGTCTAACCCGTTCCCCGCGACGAACCCCAACCCCGCATCGAGCCCGTACGAAGAGGACAACGAAGTCGAGGCGCAGCCGGCCCGGTCGCGCCTCGAGCCGGGTCAAACTCGCCCCACCGGAAATCGTCCCACGGGTCAAAGTCGCCCGACATGACCGTCACGGTTTTGGATAGCGCTCACTTGGTCGAAGCGGTCACCACGGGGGTGATCCCCGTGCCCGCCGGCGTGGCCGAGGATAATGCCGCACAAGCGGCGAAGGCGCAGAAGGGTCAGCAGCCCGGGGCCGATCCAGCCGTTGTAAAAACTCAAGAGCCCGCCGCGAGCGCCAAAGACGACCAGGCCGAGATCGATCCCGATGAGGTGGAAGGCGAGGATGGCCTCACCCCCCGCCAAAAGCGCGAGTTCACGAAGTCGATGCTCGCGACGATTGCAAAAAAACACCGCCAGCAGAAAGAGGCGGAGGAGCTCGCCACGTCCGAGTACAACCGCGGGCGCCTGGCCGAGGAGCGCGCCGAGCGCTTGGAGCGGGAGAATGCGGCGCTGAAGCGCCAGATGGCCCCGCCCGCAGCAGCCGCAGAGAGCGCACCGCCGAAACGGGAAGCTTTCGCGAGCGATGCGGCCTATCAAGACGCGCTGATCGACTACCGCGTGGATGAGCGTTTGAAAGCGCAAGCGTTGGAGGAGGCGAAGCGCCGCGATGCGGAGGCCCAGGCGCAGTTGATCCAGCAAGCCGCTGCCCGTATCGATGCGGCGCGCGCGCTCGTGCCCGATTTCGATGAGGTCACGCAGGCGAACGAGGCGCCCGTGCCCGCGCACATCGGGGGCTATATGCAGGAGTCCGAGATGTTCGCGGAGTTGGGCTATTACTTCGCCAAGAACCCGGGCGAGCTCGAGAAATTGACTGCCCTGACCGCGGATTTGACTCCCGGAACACCCGCCTTCGTGCGCGGTGTCACGCGATCCTTGGTTGAACTCGGGAAAATTGAGAGTAAGCTTCAGCCATTCGCCTCCCTGGCGAAAGTCGATGACCCACCAAACGGCACAGCGCCGAGTCGAGCCGGTACGCCGGAAACGGGATCAGCCCCGAGTAAACCCCGCAATCAAGCGCCGATCATTCGGCCGTTGACGGCTGGCAGTGCCAATCAAGTGGGCAAGGACGAGAAGGACATGAAACCGTCCGAAGTCATCAACCACTGGGAACGCAAGCACGGGACTCGGCTCACGGCTCGAAAAAGGCACTGATCGCGGAACACGTTTTGTTTCCGAGGCGCATCCCGCGCAGGTGACCGACTTTGGCCAACACGCTCTTGACGATCAGCATGATCACCAACCGGGCGCTGCCGGTGCTCGCGAACCTTTGCGTGCTCACCGACAAGATGAACCGGCAGTACGACAAGGAATTCGGCGAGAAGGGCAAGAAGATCGGCGCGACCTGCAACGTGCGCATGCCGCCGCGGTATTTGGGCACTTTCGGGCCGGCGTTGAATGTCGAGCCCTCGACCGAGAACTACGTGCCGGTGCCGATCCTCTGGCAGTTCCACGTCGACATCCAGTTCAACACCATCAACATGCTCTTGGACATCGATGAGTTCGAGGAGCGTTTTATCACCCCTGCTTGTATGGCGGTCGGCAATCGCGTCGACAACGATGCCGCCTATTTCGCTTATCAGCAGACCGCGAACCGCGGCGGCACGCCGGGCACGACGCCGACGTCCTACAAGGCGTTCTCCGATGCGCGCGCGGTCTTGGTCTCCGAAGGCATGCCGAAAGGGATGCTCCCGAACGCGGTGCTGCACCCGCTCGCGCAGTCGGCGATGGCGGACGCCTTGAAGGGCCTCTTCAACCCGCAAGTGCGCATCGATGACATCTACGAGACCGGCATGGTCGCGAAGAAAACCGCCGGCGCCGATTGGTTCGAGGATCCCAACATCGCGAACTATGCGACCGGGACCTTGACCGGCACCCCGGTGCTCGCCGGTGTGACCACCGCGGTCGGCGGATCGGCGCTGCTGACCGCCGGCTGGGCGCAGACCGGGATTTTGAATCTCACCGGGCTCACCAACACGGCGCTCCAGTGTGCGGTCGGGGATACGCTTCAGATCGCGGGCATCTACCCGGTCAACCCGCAAAGCCGCGGGCGCTACAGCAATGTCTTGAAGACCTTTGTCGTGCTCCCCCCCGGGGGCTATGCGCAGATGACCGGAGTCGCCACCCCCGGCGGTCCGCAGTTCTCACCCGCGACCCTGGCCGCCGGCACGTTCAATGCGACGCCGGGCTCGGCCACCACGGGCTTTTACACCTCCTCGGGGACGGGCACGCTCTCGGTCACCATCGCGGAGTGCGTGGTGACGGGCGGACAGTTCCAGAACTGCGTCGCCACGGCCGCCTTTACGGGTACACCGGCCGTGACCATCAACGGCGGTACGGCAGTCTCCACCAGCTCGACCGAGAACCTGTACTTCCACCGCGATGCGTATGCGGTGGCGGTCGTCGATCTGCCGCTCCCACGCACCGCGGTCGAGGCGAGCCGAGCCTATGACGAGGACTTGGGGATCTCGATCCGGATCGCGACGCAGTACACGATCAACAACGACGCGGAGCCCACAAGGTTGGACATCGCGTACGGGTTTGCGAGTCTGTATCGCTCGCTCGGCTATCGGATCTCGGGTTAAGGAGCACACATGGCCAATCCCTCAACGACCAACGTCGATGGCTCAAACCCGGGACCGAATGTCACGATCCTGCCCGACACGGTGCAGATCCCGACGGGCAACATCTGGAAAATCGGACGGTTCGCGTTGACGCTCTCACCCGTCGCGGTGGCGGCGGGCGCCGTGGCCGAGCAGAGCTTTGCGGCCACCGGCATTGGCCTCTTGACCACCGACACCGTATTGGTCACGTGCACCGCGCCCTTGGCGGGGGTGACGAATGCGAATGCGCGCGTGAGCGCGGCGGATACCTTGGCCATCACCTTCGTGAATGCGACGGCGGGTGCGTTGACGCCGACCGCCGCCACGGTGTACTACGTGACCGTGTTCCGCGTGCAGCCCAATTGGACTGCACCGGCGTCCGGCAACCAGTTGGATTGGTAAGTCATGCCTGGACCGAACACCACCGCTCACGGCAACGTCGCGCTCGAGATGGTGATCACCATCAGCCTCTCGCCGGCACCGATCGCGGCCAACACGACCGTGGAGCAATTCTTTCCGTTGCCCGGCCTGCAGTTGGGCGACTTCGTCGAGATGAACAAGCCCTCCGCGCAGCCCGGCTTAGGTGTAGTCAACACCCGCTGCTCGGGCCCCGGCATGCTCGCGGTGCAGTTCATCAACAACACCGCCGCGCCGATCACCCCGACGCCGAACGAGCTGTATCTCGCGACCGTCACCCGCGCAGATAATCTGCTCAACGGGAATCCGCTCCTCACACAGATCACTTAAGCGCGGATCTCATGTCCGATATCACGGGCTTCAATCCGCTCTACACCAACACCTCGCCCGCCGGCACTTCCCCGGGCACGCTGCAGCCCTCGGTCACCCTCGCGGCGAGCACGACGGCGACGGCGGGGCTTCTCCCGGGGGGTAACTCGAGCACCGCGCAGATTGAATTTGCGAATCTCACCGGCGCCTGGGCGTTCATCAATTTGGGCATTGCGGGGGCGGTCGTACCTGCGACGGTGGCCGCCTCCTATCCCATCGCCCCCGGTGCCGATAAGGTCATCTCGGTCCCCTCGGAGGTGACCGGTTGGTCGGTGATCCTGCAAGCAGGAGCCGCGGCGGGATCGGTCATCGCGACCCGCGGCAGCGGGCTCTAGCATG